TACCTGAAAAGACTGCTGCGCCTGTTGATGCGCTAATTGAAAAAGTTGCATTACTGCTGGAATCAAAACCTGCCAAACCTAAAGAATTGAGAACAACACGCGCACCTGTAGTTGCGGATGCACCTGAATAAACAGTAATGCCAGTGCCATTGATGGCAGTCATGTGGTTGCTTGCGTTTACAATTGTGTTGGCGCTTGGCTGTAGAGAACCAATTGCAGCCGTGTATGCAGTAGCTGCATTGGCAAGTGCTGTGTTTGCAGTGCTTTGCGCTGCTACACCTTTAGCATCAGCAATTGCAGCATTTGCAAGGGCAGTATTTGCGGTGCCTTGTGCTGCAACACCTACCGCATTTGCGGTAGCAGCGTTTGCTAGGGCAGTGTTGGCTGCAGATTGTGCTGTTGCAATTGAACCATCTTGCGCCGAAACCCAAACGCCCGATCTGAAAACATAAGGCTTATTGCCATCATCTGTATCGTACCAAAGGTCATTTTCATTGATGCCAGCGCCAACAGGGGCAGTTGTTTGATAATAAATTTCAGCCTTGCCATTAACAAGAACTTCAACCGCATCAAGCTGAGTTGTAGTTGCAGGCACTACTGGCAAAACGCTAGAAACTGTGAAATCTGCAGTTTGTGTAACTGTGATTGGTGTGTTAGTAATTTGCGGGCAAAGTGGCATCGCTCCCCCTAGATTGTAATGCTGTAAGGGTTAATGTCGGATGTGTTAAATGAAACAATCCAATTGCTTTGGGTGATCGTGTGCTTCATACCTTCAATCACAAGGTTCCATTGCAAAGATCGGCCATCGTAGGTTGTGCGCTGAACGCTAACCTGATCGGCTAATTCTGTTGAAAGAAAGTCAGGATAAAGTAAACCATTTTGAGCAACCACTAAACCATTAAAATCAATGCGTTCAACATAAGTATCAGGGGTGGCAAGTTTGCGTGATTCATATAAAGCTAGGTTGGTTGCGTTTGTGTCGGTGTTAACAGGTGCAAATATCTCTTTTTTAACTACACCATAAGCGGCAACACTTGGATTATATGTTGATGTAACTTGGTTGTTATCGCCGCGCATAATAATTGCTTGATTTACCACATACTTTGTGCCTGGGTTAGTAATCAAATCTTGAAAAGTAACTGTGTTAGATAAGCCTGAATCGCTAAAAAGCAACTGTGTTGGGCGGCTAAACTTGTCAGATAACGGCACTAAAGTTGCTACATTAGATTTTGAAATATAGAAACGCCCTGAAATGGAATCAACACATTCGGTAATTGCTTGCATACACCCGCGATTTTGCACTGTAGCCAACATTGTTACTGAACCGCTAAGTGATCGGCTCGCACCGCTTGGCCATCCTGCATAATCCAACATTCGACCAGCGCGAAGTGCTGCAGTTTCTGAGTTAGCAGCAACGGCTAGTGCCGGCGCAAACGCATCGGCAATGTAGCCAATGCCATCGTAGAAAGTCATTGTTACATTCGGCAAGTAACCTTGATTTGTAAAGTTGTTTTCAAGGAATCCGTAAAACAATGGATAGGAAGTTGAGTTCCAAGTTGCAACAATGCGCATTTGCAAACCATCGCGCAAAATGCTAACACCGCCAACAACCCAAGGGCTAGTTGTGGTGTTATCAGGGTCATAATAACCGCTAGTGTTGTTGAAAACAATGCTTGCAAAACCTGCCTCATCGCGCAAATCTGCGCGTTCGCGACCACGGCGAAAATCAATTTGAACAACATCGCTAATTGTTACCGAAGTCCAAGTTCCGCTTTTAAGAAACTGAACTGCAACACTAGGCGAAGTTACTCCGTCAAATGCTGGCATTAGAGAATTAACCGATCTACTGGCATTGCGCGAGAACCGCCATTGCGCCGAGTTACGGTTTCAAGGCCATTTTTAACAACTTCAATAAGTTGATCAGTTGAACCAACAACCGCGCCAGCACTTACATTCACATTTATAGCGCCTTGATCATTGCGGGTGCCGTAAATCTTACTGCCACCGCCGATGGCAATTGAAGAGCCACCTGATAATGCTTTTTGGCGTTTTGCTAGTTCTGCCATTGCGTTTTGTGTTGCAATATCCATAACTGATTTTGTATTTTTATTTGTGGCAGTTGTGTTCTTGTTGAGAGCAGCAAGAAACGCTGAAAGCGCATCAGTGCCGCCGATTGTTGGAACAAAAGGTTTGTAAACCTGATTTCCGGACATTGAATAATTACCAACCGCACCGCCACCTGCACTTGCGCTAGATGAATTGTTGCCTTTAACAATATCAAAAAGGTTTTTGGTAACTAAGGCTGTTGCGCCGACTGCGGCTAAGGCAGCAACTGCTGTTCCAACACTAACGCCACCTGTTGCAAGGGCTGTAGCAATTGCGGCTCCAAGAGCTGTTGCGCGTAAAGCTGCCATTGCTGTTGTAATTGTTCCAATTGCTATAACAAAAGCCGAAATGCGACCAACAACAAACATTCCAGCGATTAAGGCTGCCATAGTTTTAACTAATCCCATATTGTTTGCAATCCAATTACTAAAACTAATGGAAGCATTTAGCAAAGCAATTGCGGCATCTGCAGCAATAGTAAATGAAGCAACAAGTTTAGTTTGATTTGTTCGAACAAAATTCTCAATTGCGGGCAAAATCTTTGTAGTTACAGTAGTTGCAAATTTTTCAAGAACTGGAATAAGCGCATATCCTAAAGTTTCCAAGATTTCGCCAAAGGCTATTTTTAACCCTGCTAAGCGATACTCAAGCGTTCCAGCGCGTTGAGCTGCGGCACCACTTGTTTCTTTAGTTACTTCCGCAAGAGCCTTTGCGAAGTCTTTAGATTTTATAGTTGCGTTACTTAAACCAGGCACAAGTTGCTTTAAGCCTTTGAACTGCCCTGATGTCGCTTTAATAATTGCGCTTACTGATGCCTCTAAATTGGCACCCGATGAAGCACTAACATCTAACGCGGTTTGCATAAGAGATTGCGCCGCTGAAATTGACCCCGTAGCGGCAGTCAATCTCGCCATCGCTGGCCTCAAATCATCATCAACAACTGAGAATTGCTTTTGAAGGGCCGTGACATAATTTTCTACCCCAGCAATTGCCTCATTACTAGCATTTGCAGTGTTGCGCAAAGAATTAGCAAGAAGCACCTGTGATTTTTGATCTGCAATAGCAGCTTGAACGGCATCCTTACCAATTTTAATTGCAAATGCTGCGCCTGCTGCTGCTGCCAAACCAAATGCTTTTGTAGATTTTTTAGCAAAAGAATCAATGTTCTTGCCAAGTTTGGCAATGTCTTTTTGGGCAGCCTTTGAACCTTTGTCTGAATACTGAGTAAGGATGCGAGCTACAATTGCGCCAACTGCCATTTGTTATCCTCGCTCTTTGTTTAAGTATGCCTGCAATTGAGTTTTGGCATCATTAAGAGCCTGCTCAACATTTTTTTCAATTCTAGCTTTATCTTTATCAACAACGCGCCATACTACACGCGATGCTTTACCAAATCTGTTGCCTAAAGTACGCAGAAATTGAGCAGAACTACCGCCACCAGTGCCACTTTTAGTTTTACGGCCAGCAACTTCAAAGATTGAACCCGCTGCAGACTTATTGAGCAAAGCGCCCGCACTTGTAGTGTAATCGCCTCTAACTTTGCCTTCGGCTTTTGTTTTTGTAATCTTGCTTTTGACTTCGCCAGCGTTCCAACCTGGCCAACCAGCACCACCGCGAGTGCGACCTTTGGCAGCATCTGCCTTACGCCAGCCACTCATCGGCGGGTCCTCATCAATTAAACCTTTGGCATCACGCTCTGCGCCCGCAAGTTCACTATTGATAACTTTGTTAAAACGCCTGACTGCATTTTTATCAAATTCTTTCAATGCAGTAAGTGTTTCCTTAACGCCATTAAGAACAATTACTTCATCGGCCATTAGATTTAGCTCGTTCCTTTAAGTAAATTGTCATTGCTTCAAAAATACCATCAGGGGCATCAAGTAACTCATTGGGTGAAATCCCAGTTTCGCAGGCCACCGCAGCAACCGTATAAATCAGGCTGTTGCGGTGGATTCGAAAGAACTGTCGGCATCCAATTCGGCGCTGACAATTGAATCTAAATACTCTGGGCCAAAAAGTTTTACAGGTGTTCCACCGTTATTTTGAGCATCAACTTGCTGGCATTTCCAAGCCAACCAATAGATATGCTCTACTTTTTGTTGTTCGCCTAGCAACTTAGGCATACCTGCACCAAAGTTTTGTTCAAATGCAACAATTATGCGTGGTGTTAATTTATATGACTTTTCAACACCATCAATTGTTTTTACCTTGACTGCTAATCCATCCATCTTTTCCCCCTTAGTTGATTACGGTGTTATTGTTTTTGTAATTTGACCTGAGATAGGCCAAGTTGCCGAAACCGTGGCAAGTTCGCCCACGGCACCTGAAACTGGTTGCCATTCGGCAACAAGCGCGTTGAAACTGTATTTTGGATTGCTTGCGCTAACTGTAGTGTTAACTGGGCGAATCTCCATTGCTGTAACTAAACCAACAGTTCCGTTTGTTGTTGTTGTGCCATTGATCAATTCTTCAAGTGCATTGTCTGCGTAATCTTGATTGAACTCAATTGTAATTGAGTTATCAGCAAGGCCAGCAACGCGGGTGCGAGCTGCGCCTGTAGTTGAGATTCCGGTGGTGTCAATAACATCATAACTCGTTGCTAATGAAACTGAGGTCACATATTGAGAGATGTCATTGCTTGCAAACACCACATAGGCATTTGTTAAGACTAGGCGCGGCATTTAGGCAATTGCCTTTGTGATCACGCCTGAGATAGGCCAAGTTGCCGAGATTGTGGCTAGTTCACCAACGGCGCCTGAAAGGGCTTGCCATTCTGAAACAACGGCTGAAAAACTATAGCTAGGATTGCTTGCACCAACTGCTGCTGATGTTGGCTTTACAACACAAGTTACATTTGTTCCAACAAGTGATGAACCAACTGCGTTGATTGTTACTTCAGGCGCAGATGTTGCAAAATCTTGATTGAACTCAAAAGTAACTGAATTGTCTTGCAAGCCGCTAACTCTAGTGCGTGCGCCAGCAGAGGACATCCCGGTAGTGTCAACCACATCTTCGCTGGTTGAAAGGGCAACGCTTGTAATAAATTCGCTAAGATTTATGCCATTGATTACAACTGAGGCATCTGTCAATACGGTACGGGCCATTTATTTTGTTTCCTCTACTGTTGCTGGTTTAGTTGTTACGGTTTTCTTGAGATGTTCGCTTGCAACTAAAGCATCAATGTTCAACTCTAGTTCAAGTAATTCTTTTTCTGTAATTGATTCATTTTTTTTCTTTGCCTCGAAATTGTCCGAGATAACTGTGTAGCTCATTTTTCTCCTTATCCCCAAACGGTAATTCGGTAACGGTATGAAAGAAACTCAATATCCCCTGATGTGTAATTGCCCGCTTCGGCTGATGTAACACGCAAAGTGCTGCAAGCCCCACCAAGAGTTAGATCAGCTTCAATTGCTGCCTTGATTGAGAAATCCCCGCTACCTGCAAGGTACTTATCAAGTTCATTTTGACCTGAACGCTCTGTGAAGCGTTGAACCAAAACAACAACATCTAGGTTTGCCTGGTCGAGTCCACGGGCATTGTTTAAGTCAAATGTAAAGTCCAACTGGCCAACAATGGCTGCTGGCGCAACTGGCACTGTAGGGATTAGTTCGTAGGTACGCATACCTTTAATTGCCTCTAGGTTGGCTTTTAAGCCGTTTCTAACCTCACTTGGTAACATTAGACCGCCAAGCCGTTGTTCTTGCGTAGAGGGCGCAGGAGTGCCTCAACATCGGCATCTAGCTTGGCAGCCAAACGCACTGTTCCTAAATCTGTATTACCAGCAATTCCAAATGGTGACTGGTTACGCAGGAACAGGCGAGAGGCTTGAATCTTGGCTGCGGTTTTTACTTCGTATGGCACCGCTGACCATCCAAAAACACCCTTAACCCGTATGGATTGAGGCAGGTTAAATGGGAAAACATAAGAGCCAACTGCTAACAGGCGGCTCATTGGCCACCCGCGAGAAGGGTTGTTGACAGGTTCAAACATTGAATCGTCTGCAGCCCAAACAGTGCCGTATGTGCGGTCAAAATTGTCATCGGTTGCAATTTCGCTAATGCTTACAAAATCATCAACTGGTTGAATGTAATAATCGGTTGGCGTGTAATAACGAGTTGCCGGTGCCAAAATGGTGCCATCTATGTAAAAGAAACGGCCACAATAATCATCTATTTGGCGTGAAGCGGTTGCAATCGCCATTTCAAGAGCTGCGTTATCAATTGAATCTTCAAGATTGAGTGCATCCTTAACTTCATTCAAGGTTACATAACCGTTAGTGATCGCCACGCGTGGTTCTCGTTTCTACTTTGGGAAGCATTGCGCGTTCCAATTGTGGAACTGCGGTAGCGGTTTCCTTTAATTTTACCTTAATTCTTAAAATTCTTTTTATGCGTTC